AATCAATTGACTTGTTTTTCCTTCATTGCTATATTTAGCGAAGTTAATAATTAATTTCGATTCTTTTTTCTCAGGCACATACAAATGCTTCTGATTGGCCATTATACATAATCCCGAGCTAATAGAAGCGTCAAACTTTGTTCTGTCGTTGATGTCAAACTTTGCCCAATCCTCAAGTGTTCTTGTAAATGGCATTGTCCCCATCTCCTCAGGGTCTCTATATTTCCCTTCTAAATCTAACCCAACAAACTTTTCTATATACGACTCAATGGCAGAAGCGTGCGCTTGCTTAACATCTTCTGATGAGTTCGGAATACCTCCTAACTCACGCTCAGTCTTAGTTAATTTAGCCATCTGCTTATCAGGTCTATTAATAGAAAAGCCTCTATATCCTCTATTTTTAATGTGGTATAAAAGCCTTGGTTTATTATTCTCCACTAAGATAGGCATTCCGTAGAATATACAAGCCATCAAGACTTCTTCAAAGAATATCTCTGCCGTCTGTGGACGAGCAACATACTCCAAGAAAAACTCATTAACAGGCGCATCGTCCATATGAAACTTAGTCATACCGTGCAATGCACCATTAGAACCACGTCCACCTACTACGGCTGATATATCATACGAGTCACAACCAAATGAACCAAGGTGCTCGTTTCCGGGATATTTAACTCCGTTGCGTATGTGCACATTGTTTTGCATATGTTTTGGTGGTGCCCAACTAATAAGAAATCTACCACGTGTATCAGGTGTCCATATTACCTCAGTATCTCTTATGCCATCTCTCCAAGAGAATGACCCACGAGTTAGATAATGCTCTTTAATCATTGAGTCATTGTAATCAATCTGCTGATATAACTTAGTTAAATTAAATAGTGACTGCTTGCTCTCATCTCTAAATGCGTGAGACTCTGTACGTGGGAACTGACGATAGAACTCGTTCAGTGCATCAGCGTCACTCTTTAAAGAGTCAACCTCTGCTTCCCAATAATCAATGGCTCCATTCTTAATCCAATTGCCATCAACGCCCATTAAAGGCTCTTCAGGCTTACGGAACACAGGATGACCATATCTATCAATAAAGCCTTCCATATTCCACTCCATAGGGATAAATATGGCATACAAGCCACTCTTAGTCTGTCCATTGGCATTTCTATTCTTTACATTAGACTGTTCGTAAATATCTTTGAAGTTCTGCCCTCCACGTGATAAGGCATTTGAGGTAGAGCCCATCATACACTTGCCAATAATCTTGCTACCTAATCTTAAGCAAGTTTTAGTTACACGCCAATTCTCTTTAATGTTTACAGGGTTAGTCCACTTACCACTTTCATCGTGCGCCAAAAATAATAGCTTCTCTCCATCATAAGAGTTGTCGTCTGTATTCTTCCAATCTATTGTAGTGTCAAGTCCATCAATCTCATTGTCATCAGACTCGTACATATTTTTCTTAGTAATCTTTGCAGCAGGAACTCTAAAGGCCAACTCAGTCTTTGGCTTGTCCATACCATCCATAATAGGTTTAAAAAAGAATGGGAGTCTGCTATTAATAGGCACAACCTTGTCAGTGAACATCTTTTTAGCATCAGCACCCGTTTTAGACAAAATGCCTATACGTGCGTCACGTGCGAGGGTGCCTATATTCACACACTCTGAAGATGACATAAATGAGAATCCCGAACGTCTAATCTTAAGATAGACCATCCCAAATGACCTTGGGTCAGCACGACAAGCCTCCCAAAATATCCAATAGATTCTGTTAGCCTCACGAAAGTCAGGATAACCAACGTCAATACTCGACCATTGCAAATACATATAGTGAGAGCCTGTGATATAGGTTTTGACTCCGTTATTCATAAACCAAAAACCTTGCTCACGGTAGTCAAACTCTTTCTCGATATAGTCTACCCATCTGTCTTTAAACTCTTTTGGTTTTTGATTCCATTGAAATATGGATTGTATCTTGGCTAACTCTTTGGGTAAATCTTGACGCTCCCAATACTGTTCAGCCTTAGTGGAGTGTCTTTGAAGACACTTATAAGGAGCTAAAGGAAGTGCTATACGCAATCCTTCTATCTCTATTATATCCCCTATTTGACCTGTTTTTGAAATAACAACAACGTCATATTGGTCGTTGTATCCATATAGCCACGACCTCACTCTATTCTTATTAGATATGACGGCTGCCGGTATGTAATCTACAAGTACACGGCACAGACTATTGTTTTGACCTTCTTTCTGCAAATCCTTGTTTTGTATCTGTTTTACTTATTCCTCTGTCTGCGGAGTCAAGATTTTCTTTCTCCGCCTCTATTCTGCTTAATATTTCAAAGGCATCAAATATAGCTAACTTCTTAGCTGCTGCTGCATTCTTCATCTTGTCTGCAGATACGTCACCATTATCCGATTCGGTATTAATAATATCTTCCTCTGCTACCTTAACAAGATGATTGACAGCTTTATATCCTGCCTCTATAATTCTTAATTTTATTGCTTTTGTATCACTGTTCATAACTTCATTGTTATTTGATGGTCATACATTCTATATAATTTCTCATTGTCTACCGTAAACTCATACTCACTATCAGGGCTGAAGCATATCATATCTCCTTCCTTTATGCCACGTTCAAGTAAATACTCGTTAGGATACTTCATTATACCCATTAGAGGCTCTTCAGAAAACGGCTTCTTTATGTAGCTTTCAGTAACGCCCATAGGCTTGACAAAGCAAAACCTATCATAAGCGTTCCACGTGGAACCTTTTTTATACATAAAAAATTGCTCGGTCTCAATAAAGAATAGGTCATCTTTAAAAAATGACTTGCCGCTTTTTTGTCTACCACGCATATCGTTATAGAACTTAAATACGTTATGATGTACAAGTAGTATATCTCCGGGTTCAATAGGTCCGTTGTAGCCCAATGGTAGTTCAACGACCTCTGCAAATCGATTGGAGAACTTGTGGTCTTCCTCAGAGGTGCTGACAATAAAGTCAATGCCTCCTATCTCTTTTGTATTATCGTACCTTTTTCCATTAACCGGTTTGGCTATGAAATAGAATGGCGACCTCATTAGATGTTGATATTATATTCAATTGATATAGGAATGGTGGAGGTGAACTCTTTCCAAAGCACCACCTCCGCCTTCTCATTGATAATGTAAATCTGAATAGATTCTTTCTCAGGATTAATCCTAATTAGATGAATCTCGTTGCTATCATTAAGGATTTTCTGCCCTACAATATAGTGCATAGCACCACCCTTGTAGTCAGGCCCTATTGATATTTTACGAATGTCCATTATAATTCCTCCTCAGCTTCTTTTTCATTAAATGTAATACCACTTGTCCACTCTTCAAGGAAATGTAAATCTTCTAATCCCTGAGTATTAACAACCTCAATAGGTTTGAACTCAAATTCTTTTTCATTTAAAGTCTCAATATCCTTAGTTAACTTCTTAACACCTTCTTTATTAAACTTGTATTCTCCTTTTTCATCAGTTAAAAGAACACCTTTATCGTCAGTTGCAGCATTGTCCAAACGTAATTCTTCACGTTGAGCATTATACGACTCGTGATGAGACTTTACTTTTTCGTAAATTTTCTGAAGTTTCTTTTGAACTTTTGTCTCAGCTTTACCAATAACAAAATTCATTTGATTGATAAGAGCAATCAACTCTTTGTACTTTTTTTTGTTTTCCATTTGATTAGATTTTAATATAACTATGCTTTTCCATAGTTATGTAAAAGTAATGAATATTTATTGAACTAAGAAATAGTTTCTTCAACAATTGGTTCAGGCTCAGGTGTTGGTTCAGGTGTAGGTTCGGGAGGTACAGGAGGTACATAATCACCTGTAATAGTAACATCAATTTCAGTAGCTACCCAATTATAAGCGTAGTCATTTGTAGCCCAATTATCGTAAACTTCGCCTGTCATTGTTAAATTACCTTGTTGTAATTGACTTTGAGTGTCAGTTAAAAGTGCATAGTAAAAAGTAGCTGAAGTACTTAAATTGTCATTAATACAATAAGCGTTAAGGATTGTTGCCGTTCCTAAATTTAGTGGGAATACCACAGGTTCGATTGTTTTCATTTTTATTTTATTTTAAATTATTATACAGGAATAGGAGAATATGGCCCTCCAAAAATAGTACTATAATATATTCTTAATGTTGAACCGCTACCAAATCCGTCAAATTTATCTATAAAAAAATACGGAGCGCTATTTGCTGCAATAGTAATTATACCATTAATAGACGGAGAATTAGTTGCAGAAGTCAAAGTAGTACCAAAACCTGTTATAGTTCCATATACTGATATTGTTCTTATTGTACCCGGTACATATACATTTAAAGTATCAACATTTTGAGCAATAGAACCACTACCTTGACCACCACTATTAAACACTAATACAACATAAATATCAGAAGCAGTATTATTCCAAATATACCCTGTGATTGTAGTATTAGGTCCTGTTACAGGATATAAGCCACTTGAAATAGTAATATAAGTAGGAGCGGCTCCGCTACTTAAATCATCTTTAACTACTAATTGATTGGATGCTTTTGCAACATATCCCGGATTAGAAGTATTTATATTTACATATGTATCAGCATCTGTCTTTGTAATACATTCAGTGGATACAGGAATAGTAGTTTTAGCTGTAAATACTCCTGTATTAACTGCATCTTGCAAGTTATTAAAACTTACCGCTTGGTTTGATGCTAAAGTACTCCAAGGCATTATGCTTCGTATTTTTGAAGTTTAAACTCTAATTCAGATACTTTATTTTTAAGAATATCAATTTCACTCTCTATAACTGATATCTTAGCAGTATGTACTTGACTATAAGATAATGATAAGAAACCATCATTACCTTCTATCACTGCACTTGGTAATATTTCTTTTAAATCTTGTGCATAATAACCTAATTCTTGTTTGCCATTTTTAATATATAGTTTAGCACTTACATTTTCTATTCCTTTAACTTTATGATTATCTGAAATTAAAGTTTTCAATCTATTATCAGATAAATCAAAGAATCCTCCTGTTGAACCAACAGTTCCACTAACATAAAGTTTATATCCTGCATCTGTAGTAGTTCCAATTAAAACATTTCTTGTAGCACCTGCTAATCTCATTATTTCACCATAGTTTCCTCCATTATAGTTTTGCCATATAAAAGTAGCAATACCACTTGCTTCTTGAACTGTACCAAATAATCCTTCGTGAGAACCACCACCTGCAAATCTTATTGTAGAATAAGCACTTGTTCCATTACCTGTTTGCATTGTCATTAATCCATTTACTCCATTATACCCATTAGGATTATATACAGCAGTATTTGTATGTGTTACGTATAATCTTTGAGCTTCATTGCTTGGATTATAACCAATAATTACAAGACCTTCAGATGTTATTCTCATCCTCTCTCTTGTAAATGTTAAGTTTGCAGTATTGTTCTCGTGCGTATAAAATCTTAAATCAGTACCCCATCCTGTCAAAGAATTATTTCTTTGTCCTGAAATACCTGATAAGTGATTACTTCCTGTTCTAAACCATAAACCTATTGACTCATCACCATTAATAGTATTTTCAATCATTACCCCTTTCATATTTGTACCTGCAATTGCATTACCTCCTGTTATGATTGAACCTTCATCAGCAATATATAATTTAATATATGATAAAATACCGCCATTAATAGAAGCATTCGTTCCATTATCTTGAAATATACTATTACCTAAAGTAGTAGAACCTGTCCATTTAGTCATATAATTAGTAGTACCACTACCTGTTACACCACTACCACCACCGCCTCCAATAGTTACTCCATTAATTTGAAATACTCCGTTAATGTTTACGTTTCCGTTTACTTGTAAAGCACCACCACCTGTAACACCTGAATTAGTATTGATTAATATACTACCTCCCGATGTTATTCTCATTCTTTCGGTATTGTTATTGGTGTAGAATATCATAGTATTTGCTACTGCTCCACCTCCAATTAACCAATGCGTATTGCCTCCATTTGTATAAGAACCAATGTTATTATATCTTGCTCCGTCATCATTTGCACCAATTAATTTAATTGAAGTAGCATAACCTCCCGTTCCTTGATAAATACTAAATACATTATCTTGATTTTCATTTCTGTACAATGTAAGTAAATCTGTAGGTGTAGCTGTTCCGATTCCAACGTTACCACCGCTTGTGATAGCAAGTTTTGCTGAAGTAGAATCAGTTGAATTTACAAAAACCAATTTTCCTGCTCCATAAGCACCATCAGCAACATTTGTAGAATACAATTCCCAAGCCTTCCCGCCTGTATGTTGATTCCAAAGTCTTAATGTTGCTCTATATCCATCTGCAAAAGCTGAAACTGCTGAAAGTATTGCAGCTTCACCTCCATTATTAGATACTGTTATAGATGATTTTGCCGTTACACTACTTGCAGATGTTATAGCACCACTATCGGCAACTCTAAATCTATAATTTCCTGCTCCATAGTTATAACAATCAATGTAGTAAAAACTATTATTTGTTGTATTTCTATCTGCGCCAAAAAATCCAATTGTTGCAGCAAAAGAAGCGTTTGTATTTCTAACACCAAATAAATTACCTGTTCCGCTATTTTTTACCCATAAATTTGCAGAAGCAGATGTGTCTCCTATTGCAACATCGCCACTGCTTGTTATTCTCATTGCATCAGTACTTGAAGTACCAATACGCATAAAATCTCCATTATGTTGATATTCAATAAATCCTCTAAATAAAGACGAACCTGTTCCGTCTCCAAAATATAAACTTGATACACCGGAAGTTCCGGCTCCTATTGTAATTGCGTTATTACCGCTAAAAAGTCCAACTTGTAATAAAGTTTGAGGAGTATCAGTTCCGATTCCCACTGAACCATCGTTTTTGATTCTCATTTTTTCTACTGCATTAGTAGCAAATGTTAAATCAGCATTTTCTCTTTGCTCAATTGAAGCTTCTAATCCGGACATAAGAATTTGTAATCCATCACCACTTGCATCTCCTGTAGCACTTGTCTTAATACATATTCTACCTTGATTTGCTCCACTATTTAATACTAAAGCAAGACCTGAAGCACCACTCGGATTACTCGTTCCGATTCCAACATTACCGTTAAAAACAGAAGTTCCATTACCTAATATGTTAAATGCAGATAAATTTGTTCCTGTTCTAAAATCTGCAATAGTAAAAGCAGATGTTGTTCCTCCTGTTTGAACCCATAACGCAGCCGAAGTTGCACCTTGTTGAACTTCTAATTTACCATTTGTAGGATTAGCACCTACACCTAAGAAATTTGAGAATGTAGCATTGCCATTCAAATCCATTGAAAATCTTGTAACAAATGTATTTGAAGCATCAATACTTGTACCTGCTGTTGAAGAAATAATAAAAGGACTTGAAGCATATCCAATAAATGGAGTAAACCCACCTTTTTTAACAAAACCTAATCTTGTATTAAGTTGTGCGTCTATTCCTATATAAGTATTCTCTTGGTTTATAAAAACACTTGAAGCATTAGATTGTAATAAACTATTTGCTATTGTACTATCACTACCACTAAAAACAGGTATATAATATATTGACCTTGTTCCTGTTCCTGTTATTGGATTAGTTAAAGCGTTTTGCTTATTATTAAAAGTATTCCAATCAGTACTTGATAAGAATCCATTACTTGCTGCACTTGCCTGAGTAATGCTAATAGCACCTGTAGTATTGTTATACTGAATAGGAGATGTTCCACTCAATGAAGCTAATGTTATAAACGATGCACCATTAGTAAGCTGATTTGTATTAGTTGGTATAGTAATAACACCTGTTGTGCTATTGTAAGCACCACTACCTGCAGTAAAACTTAAAGCTGCACGTGCTCTACTATCTAAATAATATTGATTAGTGGCTCCTTCAGGAATATTGTCAGTAGTTAAGCTAACAGCACCTGTCTGTCCATTTACACTTACTACAGCATCAGTATTATCTACTTGTTGCCAAGCTGTACCATCAAATATAGCCCAATCACCTACAAACCAATCTGTGATTCCATCAAGATTTGTATTACCTGCCACAGATACAATGTAATAATATCCTCTTACTCCAACTCCACTTGCTAATGCAGGTGTGTTGGTTGAAGCGTTCCAAGTACCTTGGTATATTGTACTACCAATTAAGCCATTGATTTGGTTCTGTAGCTTACCAAACGCTGTAAGCATTGTGTCAGTTGCCTGAACAGTACCGCCTGTAATATTAATACCTGTTAAGACCTTAGCCGTAACAGATGCGTTATTTAAAGTCACTGCAGCAGCACCCGGTCCTGAAGCAGTAGCCTCACCCGTTAAACTTGTAATATAATTACCTGCTGTTTGTTTATTATTAAAAGTTGTCCAATCAGTTGAACTTAAATACCCATCCTGACTACCACTTGATTGTTGAATTGTAATGTTTGGAGTAGAACCACCGCTTGAAGCTAATGGACTACTTGCTGTAACACCTCCTACCTTAGTATTGAATGTTGACCAATCAGCAGCGCTTAATGCTCCACGATTAGCAGCACTTGCTGTAGGTACGTTCAATGTAATTACAGGAGTTGTTGTTCCCGTAGCTACACTTGAACTTAAATCAGTGCCTGTTGTTCCTAATGTCAATGCAGCTACTGAAGTAACTGTACCCACACTCCAAGTTCTATTTGCACTTAAATCGTAAGTTGTACCATTGATAGTAAGTGTTGTTGCTGCATCTGCAGGAGTATATCCTAATGCTGTTGCTATTGATTTATTCTTCCATAAAGATGTTGCACTATCATAGAACAAGCCTTGATTGTTTGCAACACTTGTTATTGATACATCGTGCAACTCATCTAATTCGTCAACTCCTTCTTGTAAGTAAACAAATATTTTACCATTGTTAGCGTGAGCATATATTACATATCCTATTTGTATAGGATGTGTTGTAGGCTCAATATTTGTTAATGCACCTGCAGTAGTTTCAGATAACCATAATACATCACCATCAACCCAAGTTTCGCCTTGTAAATCTCCTGTGGTATCAATATCTCTTACTATCCCAAAGTTTGTAACAAAACCTTCTTGATTGCTATTTATTGTTTCAGTTACCATACCTAATAAACCTGTATGGTTTACTTTTGTATTTGCTCTTGCTAATACAACCGCAAGACGCTGTCCTTGTGCTCCTCCCTCTGCTTGATTTCTTACTCTAACTACTTGATAATTTGCTTCAAGCAAGTCAACTCCTGATTTATTTACAACTCTTACAACTGTCTCTTCTCCTACTTGTAATGTAACATTACCTCCTTTGAGCCTAATGTCCATTGTGCCATCCGAATCATTCCAAGACATTGTACCTACTGTAGTAGGAATAGAAGAAGGCGTTATATTTAATCTAAGATAGTCACTGATTAATCCAAAAGTACCTAAGTCAACATTAGCAGTTGCTCCTGTGTAAGGAACAAATCCTGTAAGTCCCGGGAATGTTTGTAATGCTCCCGTTCCGTCAATATATTGTAAATTAGTACCTGCTCCTGTAATTGCAATCGTTCCATTTGAAGTTAATGGGCTATTAGAGACAGTAAATGCTGATGGCATACTTACTCCTACAGAAGTTAATCCTGTGTCTAAATCAGTCCAAGAAGCGGTAATAGTACCACCATCTTGTTCGTTAAGTGTTAATGTCTTTGTTGTTGTTCCTGTAACTGCAGCACTTACAATACTTCTATCATATGCTGTATTCCAATTAGTCGAGTTATCAGTAATATATGAAATGGTTCCGGCAGTAGATTTAACTAAGCCGGTTCCACCTAAATAATTTTGTTTGCCATTGAAAGTTGTCCAATCGGTTGCACTCAAATATCCATCTACCAACGTTGTTGCTTTAGGAATACCAAATGCTCCTGTTAGATTGTTATATGTTAATGGAGCCGTTGCACTAAGTGAACTTAAAGTAATATAACCTGCACCATTTAATATTTGATTATTATCAGTAGGAATAGTAATAGCACCTGATGTATTATCATATGCTCCACTACCCGGTAAAAAACTAAGTGCTAATCTTGCTCTACTATTTAAAAAATATAAATTAGTTGTGCCTTCAGGAATGTTATCAGTTGTAAGCTCAACTGCTCCTGTAAATCCATTTACTGAACTTACTGACTCAGTATTGTCTACTTTCTGCCAAACACTTTCACTAAATATAGCCCAATCCCCCACCTTCCAATCAGTAATACCATTTAAGTTGGTATTACCCGCAACATTTACTACGTAATAATTTCCTTGCACACCTACGCTACTTGTTAGAACAGGTAAGTTTGCACTTGCATTCCAAGTACCTTTATATAAAACACCTCCTACTAATGCATTGATTTGACTTTGAGTCTTGCCAAATGCAGTTAATATACTATCAGAAGCATTAATTGTTCCTGCTGTTGGGTTAAATCCTGTAAGTACTTTACCTATTACAGCAGCGTTACCAAGTGTAACAGTTGCTGAACCCGGACCTGAAGCAGTAGCTTCACCTGTTAATGCCGTAATATAATTACCTGCATTTTGCTTGCCATCAAATGTAATCCAATCAGAACTACTTAAATATCCACTTTGAGAATTTGTTGCTTGCTGAATGCTAAATACACCGGTTGCACTATTAAACAATAATGGTGATGTTGCAGAATAAACAGGTAATGCTACCCATTTAACTCCTGTAACTGTGCTTGATAGCACAGTACCTGCTGCTCCTACAGAAGCATCTCCTCT